CCTGAACCGGTCTGATTTCCGTAAGTTTGCGCTGCACGAAATTGGTCATGTCGTGTTTGGTAATGATCACTCAGACAATCCAGAATCAATCATGTATTATGCGCCAAAGTGGGCGGAGATTGACGAGGAAACGCGAATCAAACTGACGCACTTATGACGCTAGAGCAAATCCTTCTCACCGCCTTCTCGGGAATGCTCACATTCTGCGGCTTCATCTTGAAACTGCTGTGGGCGAGGTCGGAGGCGTGCGAGAAGTGGCGCTCTGAAAAGGAGCCGCTTATCACCGCGATGGCTAACAAGCTTGGGATTGCTGAGGCGACAACAAACATTGTGAACGGTTGCGCAGTCGATGGATGCCCATATCGCGGGAAACTGGAGACAAGTTACTCACTCAAACCGAAGGACAAAGATCACTCATGAAAACCGCACTAATAATACTCACCTGCCTGATCTCGTCCTGCGTCACCACTACCGAGACACGGCCAGATGGAACCGTGATTAAAACTGAGGGCATCGACCAGGGCGCGCTCGCTGCTGGATCTGCGCTGGCTCAAACTCTCGCTGATAGGAACTCCGGAAAGTAAGCCATGACACCTGACGAACGCTTTCAGAAATGGTTCACCTGGATTCTCAAATGGGAGGGAACCGTTTTCGAGAATGATCCCGATGATCCTGGGGGCGCGACGAAGTTCGGCATCGACCAGCGAAGCCACCCACGCGAGGACATCCGCAACCTGACCCGCGAACGTGCGGCGGAGATTTACTGGTCCGAATACTGGACGAAATGCCGGGCTCATGAGATGCCGCTCAAGGTTGGCGAAGTCGTGGCGAACATTGCCGTCAACGCGGGGCATAGCCGAGCCTCCAAGTGGCTGCAAACCATCGTTGGCACCATCCCTGACGGCATTATCGGCAAGGCCACGCTTGAGGCTGTTCAGCGGTGGAATCCCGAGCAGCTCGCGAACGCGCTTCTTGACCGCACGGAGCAGCACTATCGAAGCATTGCAAAGGGCAGTCTGTCCAAGTTCCTCAAGGGCTGGCTGAATCGCAACAATGACTTGCGGAAGCTGATTTGACGCGCACGATTCAGGCCGCATCATTCACATCATCACATGACATCCGACGCCCTCGCCCATCAAGAAGGCGGCAACCATTACAAAGACTTTGCCATTCAGCCGGTGGAGTTCATCACGGCTAATAAGCTCTCATTCCTCGAAGGATGCGTCATCAAGCGCGTCTGTCGCCATCGGGCGAAGAATGGCGCGGAGGACATCCGCAAGGCCATCCACGAACTGGAGTTGATTCTTCAACTGGAGTATCTTGGGAAATGACCGCTTGGGAGCACTCCGCCGCGCAGTTCAACCAAACTGCAACTTGCCGCCGCCGCAGGGATTCAAAGCCACAAGTGAGCTATGATCCTGGATGTCTTCATATCGGGTGTGATCATCCATCGTGCGCCTGTGCCACAAATTTGCACGGCGACGAGTCTCCAACGCTGGCGGAGATACTGGAGAAGTGGCGGGCGATGCACGGGTGAAAATCGTGTATCTTTAAACATTTGTATTTGACGGGTGATTTCTAGTGTGATTGGATATGCCTGTCATCACGACATCATCACTATGAAAAAACCAGTCAATAAATCCGCGCTTGCGCTTCCGTCCACCATCCAGCCGCCACCGCGCAAGGAGGACATTATCAACGCTATGGTTGAGCGCGCCCGCATCAAACATGCAGAGGAGTCAAAGCGACTTGAAGACATCCGCGACGCTGCCGAAAGCAAACTGGATGCCGCCGTGAAGAAAAACTTCGATGAGCATCCCGAAAACTTCACCGTTGACTACCGCTCAAACTATCAGTCTCCCGGCATAGTTTTTACTATGGTGGCGGTGCCCCCAAGCATCACCAAGCTGAAGGCTGAACTGCGTGAATGTAAACGCCTTCGCGCCTTCGATGACGCTGCTGTTAAGCGTCAAATCCGCGAGGGGATGAATGTCGCCAGAGATCGCGTGAAAGCACTCCTCGACAACCCAGACGCCGTGAAAAAACTTGATGCCGCCCTTGAGGTCATCACCAAATAATCCCCATGAGAACCCAAATCAACATCCCCGACTCATTACACACGCAGGCCAAAACCTACGCGGCATCGAACAAAACGACGCTTGCCGCGCTCGTTAACGAAGGCCTAGCCTCGCTCCTGGCGCGCAAGCAGGCCAAGACTGGCAACCCTCTTCGGCTGAGAAAGGGGGACAGCGTATGAACGTGCCAATCAACGACGGCGGGCCCGCTTTTCCATTTGCCAAAGAAATGGAGACTATCAGTGGCCTGCAATTTTCAACCGGCATGTCCCTCCGCGATTACTTTGCCGGGCAGGCTATGGCGGCAATGATTAGCAATCCCGATTGTGTCAGCAATAAGCAAGCCGTTGCAAGCCATGCTTACGGTTATGCAGACGCCATGATCGCAGCACGGGAGGTAAGGCCATGATCACTCCCGACATCTCACACTTGGAGCCGTGGCTTGAACACCTGCGCAACAGCAACCATAAAGACTGGTTCCGCAAAGTGTTCAGCAAGATTCTGCTGTTTGAATACAAGCCTCGCGATATTGGTGCCAATGATATTCAGGACGGCAATGATCTATTGTGGCAGAAAGGCGACACTTATATTACAGCAGGTCGTTTCGAGTTTGATCAAAGCTTTAACTGCGGGGTTGCCATCGAAGACGAAGGCAACAGCTACGAGCTTCAATTCAGCGTCAACACGCCACTCGAAGTCGTTCACTCGGCAATCAAGCATCTCAACCCTGACAGAGAATGAAACCCGTCCTCATCACCATCGCCGTTCACATCCCGTTCATCATCGCCGCTTACTTCATCCCATGAACCTCTCCCACTTCAAATTCCGCTCTGGCAATCAAGACCGCGTAACCGACAACCGCGCGCAGTGGTATCTGCGCATGGACGATCTGCAACGCGCTAACTCACCACGCCAGCGCCGACTGAAAGCGGAGCGCCAGTTCCTCCTCTCACGCTACCACGAAACAATCTCAGCCATCGCAGGCGGCATCCTGCTCGGGCTGCTCATCATCTGCCTGTTTATGTTCCTCTAATCCATCATCACCATGTCAACGCAACTCACTACCCTGAAACAAACACTCAACGGAGAAGCGATGCGCGAACAGTTCGCCCGCGCTCTTCCGAAACACCTCTCGCCTGAACGCTTCTGCCGCATTGCCATCACGGCGCTGACACGCACGCCGAAGCTCGCAGAATGCACGCAGGAGTCGCTTATGAAGTGCCTGCTCGATCTGTCCGCCTTTGGACTGGAGCCGGACGGCAGGCGCGCCCATCTCATTCCCTACAAGGACCAATGCACGCTCGTCATTGACTGGAAAGGCTTGGCAGAACTCGCCATGCGCTCCGGCATCATCGCCAAGCTGCACGCCGACATCGTCTGCGAGAATGACCAATTCTCCTATAACCTTGGCGAGATAACCCGCCATGAAATCGACTTTCGCAAGCCTCGCGGCGAGATGTATGCAGCCTATGCGCTCGCTCAAACAAAGACGGGCGAGGTGTTCGTGGCAGTCTTGAGCAAGGATGAAATCGACGCCGTGCGCAAACGCTCGCGATCTGGCAGTTTTGGTCCTTGGGTTTCCGATTACAACGAGATGGCAAAGAAGACCGCCTTCCGCCGCCTCGCTAAATGGCTCCCACTCTCCGCTGAGTTCCGTGATGCTCAAGACCGCGACGACGAGACGGAGCAAGTCCGCGACGTGACGCCGAAGGCCACGGAAAGCAAGCTTTTCAAAAAGGCGGAGGATCTTCCATCACCGCCCATTTACAAATCTCTGGTCACATCGCCAGCGACTGCCGACTCACCTGCACTCAATAGAGATGGGGCGCAGGTCAAACAAAACGAGTCGGCAGAATCTTTTTCTCTCGATGGCGGCGAAGTTCCGCTTGTGGATCAAGTCGCTGAGAAACTTTCCACACACAGCCTCAAATGGTCTGAAGTTCACGCCGTCATGGCTGACAAGGGGCTGGCTGATGCTAAG